AAATTTACCCCAGCTTTCATCTAATTCTATTATCATTCCCGCCATGTATTTAGTGCTTCCATCAACTGTCAAAGTAACCTGATATTCCTGTTTCAAATTTTCCTTTAAAGTTTTTTTGGCCACTTTCTTCGGATCCGACTTACCTTTGGTTTTTATTTTGTGTACCTTTTCTTTTTTACTTCTTTTCTCTTTCTTATCCGCTTTTTCTTTAAGTTTACTTTTAGCTTTTTTATATCCGGAAGACTTTTTTCCATTCTGTTTTTTATATTCTGCATACGAAATATCAGGCATCAGTTTTCACCTCGTTCCGTTTTTCGAGTTCTTCTTTAGTCATTGTTTCTTTGATTAACTTTTTCTTGTCAGGATCGTAATATGAAACTTCCACTTTGTCGTATATTCCCTTATTTTTTTTCTTCAAACTAAAACTACGGATTCTGCTATCACGGATATTAAATTTTTCGATTGCGTCATTATCTTTTATATTGTCATCATCAAATATTATTATTGTGTCATCAGATATTTTCATACTTAGCCCAGTTTCTTTGATAACTCGATCTATAAAAGCCAAATCTGTTTCATTCTCCTGATCCAGTCTTTTATAATATTCATTATCGGCATGGATTTCTACATTCATTTCATGCTGTGCTGCAATCTGTGTTACCAATTCTTTTAATGTAATCTTTTCCCATGCTTTAGTATTTTTCTGATCCCTTATATTTCCATCTAACGGAATAGCTATACACTTAAGGTTAAGTCTGTCATTGTCAAAAGTCGGTTCATCAATATAGAATGTTCCTATGTCCAAAAAACTTCCGTCTTTCCCATTGTCCTCATATATCCCAACTATTAACTGAGCATTTTCATCAGGATACCATTCTTTGAGCCAACGATAATCCATGTTTTCCAGTTCCAACTCAAGGTCATCTATGGCATTTTTACTGTTGTCAGTGTAATTAAGAGAAGAAATGGAATGAGCTATATCTTCAGATATATCCACTCCGTTAAATATCACTATTACCTTTATTCCTCTAGCCAGCATTATTTGCCTCGTTTCCAAGGGGGCAATTTGCTTTCTTCAATTTCCTGTTCCAGTTCTTCAACAAATTCAGGAATAATGACAGGAATATCAGCTGGAAATATTGATACATCTATTAAATTAAGATTATTTCTTATCAGTCTATGAAAGTATTTTTCATTTCCGTAGACTTTATAAGCTATTAAATCCCACGTATCTCCGCTGACAGTTCTGTATACTTTTGTCTTCATTATCCAAACGCCACCCTTTCTTTTTTATTTTTCATTTCAGCTAGAATTCTTTTAACCTCTCTTGCTATATCATTTGCATTAGAATTTCCTCCGGCATTAATAGTTATGTTTATAGTATCTCCACCAGCAACTATTTGAGCCCCACTTCCCAGATTAGATGCTCTTTCTTTTATTCTGTTTACTCTTTCCCTTAATGTATTTCTTGTCTGTGAAGCATTAAGTATTTCAGTCCCCTTTGGCAAGTTCATCAGCATTTCACTCTGTGCAATAAAAGGAGACTGTCCCGGTATCTTAATCATTTCAGCTCCACGTTCGGCAACAGTAGTAAGTCCACCAGTCCAATAGTTAGTTCCTGTATAGTTTTTTCCAAAAAGCCCACCAATCAGTGGTAAATTTTTAGCTTTTTCCTTGATACTGTTAAATTTATCAGTGAAAAAATTTACTACTCCGTTTAAAATGCTTTTTACTCCTTCAATCATGCCTGAAAATCCACTTTTAATACTGTCCCAAACTCCCAAAGCAATACTTTTTATTGTATTCCATGCCCCGGTAAATACTCCCTGTACTGCTGTAATTCCTGACTTAATAACATTCCATGCATTAACTGCAGAAGTTTTAATACCATTCCACACAGCCTTTGCTACAGCAACTATTCCTTTGAATATAGCCTTTATTATTGCTATACCCACTCTGACTGCTGCAGTTATTCCAGACCATATGGCAATAGCCCCAAATTTAATCGCATTCCATGCAGTGATACCTGCTCCCTTTATCCAGTTCCATGCTGCAATTGCACCAGTTGATATGGCTTTCCACATAGCATTCACAAAATTTCTAAATCCTGCACATTTGTGATACAGTACAACAAGTATTGCTATCACGGCAATTATTGCAACTATTATAAATGCAACAGGATTTGCTAAAAATGCTGCTTTTATAGCTAATCCTACAAATTTTACAGCTTTTACAATTCCCAGGAATGATTTAACTGCAAAGCTTCTTATTTTCCCAAAAACTCCCACAATTCTGCTTAATACTGGAAATGCAGTCTTAAATCCCTCTGCAAAACTTCCTGCAGCTTTGAATTTATCAAATATCATTATTCCATTAGATATAACTCCAAAAAAAGGACTAAATACCTTTATTGCTCCACCAATTCCTAATGACATTAATCCTATGGTTCCTATAGTTTTTAAAATACTCTGTGTTAATTGCGGATTTTTCTGAATCCAGTCGGCAATACTTTTTATAGTAGGTTTTAATTGTGTTGCTATTCTTATTAAACTGGGGGCTAAGGCATTCCCAAGATCTACCCCTATATTTGTGAAAGCATTTTTCAATGTATCCAGATGACTTTTTAAAGTCTTTATCCGTTGAGCATATTCTTTGTCCACACTTCCTGCTGTTTTTGACTTATCATGAACATTTTTTAGAGACTGTTCCACTTCATCAATATGTTTAGCCAGTTCTGAAGCTGACTGGATACTTTCCTTACCGAATAAATCTTTAAGCGTAGCAGCCTGAACATCTTTAGGCAATGTTTTTATCTTCTGAAATACTTTCAGCATAGTGCCTTCACCATCAATCTGCATATCTTTAGCTACCTGTACAGCACTAAGTCCTAATTTTTCAAATGCGACCCTCTGCCTTTTAGTAGCACTTTCTCCTGCTACTAATCCTAATGAAATATTTTTTAATCCTGTAGCTGCAACTTCTGAAGGAACTCCAACTGCAACGAGGCTCGCTCCTAGTGCTGCAACACCTTCTTTAGAAATTCCAGCCATACCTCCAAGCCCAGCTACTTTACTTGAAATATCAGCAACTTCTGGTGCAGTTACTGCAACAGTATTTGCAAGATAATTAATTACATCAGCATATTCCATTACACCTTTCTGATCTAAATTTAACTGAGCTCTTGTTTTAGCCAAAAAGTTTCCAGCCGCTTCAGTATCCATATCGAAAGCTACTTTAATTTTTGCAGCATCTTTTGTGTATTGTGTTAGTTCATGAGTCTGTATACCTGCCTGTGCTCCTGCTCCTGCTATCTGGAATAATTCAGTCTGAGATACAGGATTGCTTTCACTGAAATTTCTCATAGCCTGATAGAATCCAGCTTCCATTTCTTTAGAACTAAATTCTGCAACTTTTTTTAAATCAGCCTGTGCTTCTTCTAAATCTATTGCTATTTTAACTGGTACAGCCATCGCTGCAGTTGTCCCAACACCAGCATTGAAAGCTTTATCTCCAAAGCTTTTTACTTTTCCCCAATTATTCATTCTTTCTGTATGACGATTCTGTGCTTCTTTAAGTTTCTGTTGCTTTTCCAGTTCTTTTGATACCTTTGATAAATTTTCCTTATATTGTTTTAAACTATGTCCTTCAGCTTCTATTGCACTTCTTGCAGCTTCAAAAAGATGTTTTTGTCTTTCTTTCTGTTTATTCAGATTATTTACTATTTTTTCCTGTTCTTTAATCTTTTCAGCAAGCTGGACATTACTTCTTCCTGTTTTTTCATAAGCTTCCTTTAATTCCCTAAGCTTTCTGGTAGCCTGTAAAAATTCCTTGCTGACATTGACATAAGCACTTTTCAAGCGTTCCACTTTTTCAACACTTTTCTGTGCCTTATCAAGTTCCTTCATTTGTTTTTCAAGATTCTTAGCATTCGAAGACATTGTTTTCATGGCATTTCCAACTTTAGCCAGTCCAGATAATGCACTAGCAGCAACTGCCGACATAACTATATTTAATTCCATATTCTTAGCCACAGAAACTCCTCCTTTCTGTTGTATTTTTAGCATTTCAGTGATATAATTAGTTAAAAGAGGTGAGTCATTATGAAAAAAAATAAGGAAATAATTTCAAATATTTTAATTATATTAACTATTTTCGTTGCTTCTATCCCGGCTGCAATTATAGCTTTAGTCACAGCTCTTCCTTGGATTATTTTTGCAGCAATAATATTCCTTATCTTTTCAGGATTAGGATTTATTGGAAAAATAATTATTATATTTTCAATATTTATCCCTATATGTATTTTTATAGGAACATTATCAAAACGTGACTGATATGCCACGTTTTTTTAATGCTCATTATTTTCTCTTATTCTTTCGTTGGCACGTTCTACAAGCTCATTTCCTCTTTCTATCCAGTAGTTAAGTTCATATAAGCTGCAAGACATCAATGTATCGTAGCTTATATTTAAATTTATTTCTGAATGATTTAGTACACCTAGTAAATCCGTTATAGTGTCAAGAAATTCTTCTATTCCATTGACTCTTCCATTATTTCTTCTATATTTTCCTTCTCTGTTATATCCTCGTCCTCTACTGATTCCAAGCCAGAGTTCAAGAAACCCTTTGTTCTATTCAGCACCCTCATATAATCCTTGCCTTTTAAATTCAGCAAATCTCCATATCTTATTCCACTTGCCTTAGATGCGACAGTTATTGCCCATCCATCTTCGAGTTCCTTTACTGCTGCTCCTTTATTTCTTTTTTTATATTCCTTTTCTGCAACAATTAAGTCATTTCCACCTAATTCCTCAAAATCCAGTACAATTTCTGTATATTTTTTCCCACTTAATGTATATTCCCTATCCAATTTAACTATTTCTGCCATATTTTTATCCTCCTATTTTTTATATTAGTCCTAAATATCTTCTCAGTTTAGAATTTGTAGCTCCGTTTATGTTACTTATATTATTAAGCACATCTATTTCAATAATGGTCTTTCCACCTATTGTGAGCTTATAATATGTACAACCTATGTCAAAACTTGTTTCCATCTTACTTCCAGGCTTTCCTTTGATACCATCCATCTTTTTTATCATGCCTTTAAATGTGGCATCTATATCGCCCAGACCTACGCCATGCGTTACTTTGTTTGTATACTGATATGCCCCTTTGAATTCAACGAGAAGTGGTTCCTCATTGTTAAATCCTATCAGAGAGTCATCAACTGTATCCATCTTGATTTTAGCTTCTAGCTTTTTAAATCTTCCGATTAAAGGCATTTCAACTTCTGCTGCCAATCCCATCTGTTCAGAAGTGATTGTGGCATACTCGATGTTCGGCAGTTCCACTTCTCCAGTTCCAGCCATATTATTTGAGCCGTTGATATATATTTCAGCATCAATCAGCCCGTTAGGTATCTTATTCTTCTGCATCAAATTAACCTCCTATTATCTTAATTTTTTTGCAAATGTTGTCAGTGCATTCACATCGTATTTCTTTTTAAATGTCATTGATTTTAATCCCGGAATAATTCCAAGATTTATAATCCATGTTATATCTCCATTTATTACATTGACTAAGTTATTATCTTCTACAGACAATTCAGCACTTGCTTCTAAGAAATTATTAGCAGCGACAAGTGAATTAAGTCTAATGTTTATTGATTTTGTAACTGTTTCTGCTAATTTCAATGAGAATTTCTTATCCACTCTGTCAAAATAGCTTATTACAAGCTCATTCCCAATATATTTGAACAGTCTTCTTGAATAAGAAAATTTATCCTTTGGATCAGTTGCCAACGGATTTTTGGCAGTTTCAGTTCCCCAGTTTTTCCATCCTTTGAAACTGATAGCCGTTATTATTCCGTTTTTATTCAGAAAATTAGCCTGTGTTTCCCTGTCAAGTATTATCTCTTCAAAATTCCCACTTGAAGTTTTATAAAGAAGAGAGTCCATTTTATACTTATAATTTGATGGAGACTGTGAAGGTATTCCATCATTTTCATTATCAACAGACATCGACAACGCCGCATAATGCAATGACTGATAATATCTTTTTTCTGAAAGCCCTATCATTCCGTATAAAATTAACTGATCTTTATCTAGTATATTTTTACTGTCCTTCCACTCTGGAATTTCATCATATTTTTTGTCAATCGGTGTGTTTATTAATGCCATGGATTCAAACATTCCACCGTTAATATTAGTTGCCTTTGTAGCCATTACCGCTGCAACATCTGATTCATGTGAAAAATCAGGAACATCTATGAATGCCGGGAGCTCTGAAAATTTCAGGAATATATCATTAATCAGTTCAAGTCCTGTCCTTTTCATTGTATTAGTATTGTATCCACCTATTGCTTCAGTCTTAGTGACTGCCGATAAATCAGCTTCCTCATATTCAATATCTATCTTTGTTCCAGTCGAAGGCTTAGCATATATTTCAAGCCCTTCTTCCGTCCATACTGTCAGGGCGTCTGCTATAGGCTGTGATGTAGTGTTTTCTTTAACTACAAGGGTATCAGTCATAATTTTGTGATTTTTAACTAATACCTTTCCACCTTTCACTTCCAGTCCCTGCTCGTTTTTCTTGGATGTTTTATGTTTTGCAGGATCAAATATATTTACAACATAAAGCGGTGCCACTGCATACAGTTCAAAAAATACTTTTATTGCCTGTGAAATACTGAAATCTAAGTCATAAGTATCTCCAAAATATTCAACAGCTTCTCTATAGTTTGCTAATCTCACAAGCTCATTTATTTTCCTTTTTTCCTTTTTCACTTTATGAATAGGAGCCGTTCCAACTATAAAGTGTCCGTAATCAAGTACAACAGGTAAATTTATGTCTGACGCAACTTCAGACTGATATGTTCCATGCTTATATGCCATTATTCACTCCCTCCTGTCTTCTCTTCTATTTCTTCTTTTAATTCCTGTGATATTTTGTCAAGGAATAATTCATTTTTTTCATATTTTGACAATTCTTCAACATTTATCAGTAATTTATCCAGTAACGGATATTTTTTCTTTAATTCTTCTATTTTATCTCCATAATACACATTGCCCTTGATAAATCCGAATTCAGGCAAATCTATATTTTTTCCGAGATAAATATATTTTGTTCCCTCATTCATTGCTCCGTTCATTGTCTCACTCATTATTTCCTCCTTATTTCACTATTCTTCTAAACATTTCTATTTTCGATGTTATCGGCTCAGCATACACTGTAAATTCAATCCTTGAATAAAAATACGGCTCTGAAGTGTCGCTATGAAAAGTCACTTTAAATTCTTTCGTCTGATCAACAGCAAAACTTCCATCTTTAGTACTCTCTTCAAGCATTTTTTCTCTAATATAGTCTCCAACAGCCAGATTATTTATATAATCCTCTTCCTTTTCTTCCTTAGTTCCAATCCAGATTTCAAAATCTGCGAAACTGTTATAGTCATTGAAATTTTCTCTTTCCTGAGAAAACTCTACGGCTCTTAAAATTACGAAAGGGAAGTAGTCATTTGTTTTTTTCCCGTTTTCCCGGTCTTCAAAATTATTGGAAGGAAGAAAACCACGATATACTTTAAAGCCTTTGTTTTTCATATTTTCTTCTTCCATAATTTTTTTCAGGAAGTCATATAAATGCTGTTCAGTGTGCTGTATCATTTAATAAGCCTCCCAATTTCATGTTCAAATCTCATGTTAAATTTCTCTTCTGTAAATCCTTGCAAGTAGTCCAGTATGCTCATTTCTCCCAACATCTGCGGAGCTGATGGCCCCATTTTACGTTCAATAGGTAATTTTTTTTTTCCTTTTCTTTCAAACGCTCCTAATCGTCCATCATTATAAGCTATAAAAGCGTTTGGTAAGGATTTCATTCCACCTTTTTTAACAGATGCACTTACCATTTTTTTCTTTTTCAATCTTGTTTTAGGACTTAATTTAAAATGGTCTAATCCAATTACCTTTCCGCTTGAATATATCTTTCCAGTCAAATTTCCAGAACTTGCTTTATATTCAGTAATGCTTTCAGCTAATTTTCCTCTTGCTATTGTATACATAGAAGTAGAACTCCTTAACTGTTCCGTTTTAGTCATTGCCAAGCTCCGATTAATAGCTCTTGCTATAGCTCTAGGTAATTGGTTAGGCATTAATTCAAGAACATTTTCAATCTGTCTTAAATTACTTTCGTCAAGCTTTATATTTAACATCTATATTTCCTCGTTTCTGACAAGGTCTATTTCATACATTCCCATGTCATGTTTGCTGGCTACAACCTCGTATTTAATCCCATCCAGTTTTAATGTCTCACCGGTATGAGGTTGCAATTTAAGATACGGATTACCTATAAATAAGGTAAATCCGTTCTGATAAACTCCATCTTCCTGTGTTATGAGCCCGTTCTTCTGCTTATTTTGAAACTTTTCCTCGTCAATGACACATATTACCTTTCTGCCATTTAAAGTGTGTTCTGTGCCAAATTCTGAAGCATTTAGAAATATATTCTGAATATCATCATCAACTACTTCTTTAAATCCCATGACATCACCTACTATTTTTTCTTATTTACTATTTTCTATTTCTTTTATTATTTTTTTTCTGTTCTTCACTTGTCTCTTCGACATTTTCTGTTGTTTCTGTATTTTCTTCAGAAGATACTACTTCTTCTGTTTTGTCTGTTCCATCTTCTTCTTCAGTAGCATCTTCATTATCTTCAGTTATTTCTGTACTGTCTGTTTCTCCTGTTTCTCCTGTCACTTCGGCATTGCCAGTTTCTGTGTCAGTTATTTCAGCTATAAGCTCCCTTTCAAGACAGTTTTCAACAACAGATTTTTCTATAATATCTACTTCTTGTCCCTCAGAATATGCTATTCCACCATATACTAACGATTTCAATACTTTATATGTCATATAGATTCACCTACTTCACTTTCAGTATTTTTATGGCTTCAATATCATAAACAACTGGCAATGGTCTTGATTCAGTTCTGATTTCCACAGTATTGGATTTAGAATCTTTATCAGTAAATACAGCACGTTCTGCTACAATTATTCCTTGTTCCACATCTGCTGCTGGTCCATATATTATTGTATTGTTGCTTGGAGCCAATAAAACTGTTCCTTCAGGTATTAAATCCTTGCTTTCGTAAGTTTTACCATCTGCCTTTAACACAGAATATTTAGACTGATAAGAATAAATTGGAAGTCCAAATGGTGCAAGCGTTCCAATATATATAGCTCCTCCTGCTACTTCATGTGGATTAACATCTCCCATATGATAGTTTCTTATATCAAGTAATTTCTGTATTTTCTCATTTTCCACAAATAATTTTGCGGCTACAGGATCCATTAAAATCATTTCAGGTCTTAATCCTGTACTTTCTCCTATTTTTGTTATAGCTCCCTGCAAATCTCCAACTATGTCTGCACCTGTATTTGTCCACAAAGTCGCAGGAGTTATAGTTTCAACTGTTCCAAAAGCAATTTCTCCTTCAATTCCTTCACCTTTTACAACTACTTTTCCGTTAAATAATGCGTCTGTACACATTTTTTCTTCACGTCTTGTTATCTGTTCCTCAAATTCTGCAAATGATTCGGCAAGCAAGTCTGCTTTTCTTTCCTCAGGACTTTTTCCACCATATATTGTTTCTCCTGCTGTTTTATTGAAATATAGTTCAAATGCGGAAAAAGTTCTTTTTGGAGCTACTTTTGGAGCCTGAAAGTATTTACTTTCATAAGTATTCTTTACCATCTCTGTTCCTGGAATAAATTCAGATACAAAAGGTGCTATAAGCTGTCTTCCTTTTCTGAATTCAATCTCCAGTTTCTGATTTTCCGATGTTTTTCTTTTCTTAAAATAATTATCCTTAATAAATGATTTAGGTTTTACTACATTTTGGTCATACAATCCTATAAATTCTATTACTGCTGGCATACTATTCTCTACCTCCTAATTCTTTAACTATTATTCCTTTATCTCTTGCTTTTTTTATAAAATCTGCCTTTACTGTTGCACTTTTAACTGCTAAACCTTCATATATAACTTCTCCTGAAACAGCTACTGTTGTTTTAGTTTTAGCTGCAGTTCCGTCTGCATTTTCCATCACTATTCCAAATAAGTCAGTTCCGTCTGATAGTTCTGCTCCGGCATTTACTGCATCTCCTCTTTTAACTTTCTTTCCCTGAGGTACTGCCAGTTCCATATATCTGTGTCCTGTACCGCTTAAAATCTGATCATATCCGTATTCATTTCCCTTTGTCACAAAATCCATTATTTTCCCTCCTCTGTTTTTTTATTCATTTTTGATAAAATATTTACAATATCTACACCCATGAACTTTTTTGTTTCAGTTTTTTCTTCAGTTCCATTATTAGCGGCAGGTGGTATAAAATTACTTTGGCTTTCATTCTTAAGACCTTCTAATTTGCCTGCCTTTTCCTCGTTCTGTTTCTTAAGTACTTTCATGGCCAATTCACTTGCCTCTATTTTTTCAGTGTATTTAGCATTTTCTACCAAATCTGGATAATTTAATATTTTCATATCATCAATTGCTTTCATTCTTTCATTTTCCTTGTTTTCTCCTGCTTCTCTTCCTTCATTAAAAACTTGATCATAAAGTTCAGGAAACTTATTTTTCAGTTCCTCTAATGTCATTTTTTCCTCCTCTTTTTTATTATTTCTGCTGTTCAATATATTTTTTATTTCATCAGCTATATTTTCGGCATTCCCTGTGCTATTTATAGTAATATTCAATGGTGTGATATTCTGACTTTTATTTGTTTTTTCAGCCTTGAAAATTTTAAATTTGGATATATCAAACGCCATATTATTTATAATAAGCTTATTTTCAACAAATTCTTTTTCTATTTCTTCATCTAATATTTCATCTATAAAGCCATATTCTTTTGCAGTTTCAGCATCCATCCAAGTCTCATCATTCATCAATTTAGATAATGTTTCCTTATCAGTATTTGCCTTATATAAATAAGTTTCAATAATACTGTCCTTTACTTTATTCAGCATATTCAAAGTTTTTTCCATATCCTGATTATTTCCATAAGCAAAAGTTATAGGATTATGAACCATGAACAATGCATTTTTTGGCATTTTTACAATGTCACATGCACTTGTTATTATCGTAGCAGCACTTGCAGCTAATCCATCAATATTTGCTACTACTTTTGCCTTATGATTTTTAAGAGTATTAGCTATAGCTACAGCACTGAATACACTTCCTCCTGGACTGTTTATGTGCAAAGTTATATTCTCCACATCCCCAAGATTTTCAATATCCTGTTTAAATGCTTTATCAGATATATCATCCCAATATTCATCATGTCCTATGCTTCCGTACATTATCAGTTCTGCACTTTTCTCTTCCTCATTCTTCATTACGTTCCAGAATTTGAACCGTTTGGGCATTTATTACCACTCCTTTCTCTTCTAATGATTTATTTTCTTTTGCAAGAAGTCTTGCATTCTGTTCAAAATCTCCCCCGTTAAGCTCAGCTGTTTCCCTTGTCCTTGTTGACAATCCGTTATTAATTCTTATCACTGCTGCATTAGCTTCCTTAAGCGGATCTATCTGTCCTTGACTTGGTCCGTTCCACTGCGAACCTGACCAGGCTTTATCTATTAAGAAATCTGAACCATAATTTTTTAGTTCCACCCTTCCAAGCAGATAAGCTTCGTTAAGCCATTCCTCATATACTGGCTGAATGAAATTTTCTGTGAACCATTCCCTTCTTTTCCTAAACATTTTCCATGCTTCCAGTAAAGCTGCTCTACTTGCTGAATAACTGGCCGTAAAATGTTTTATCAGAAGTTCATAAGGTACTTCTAGGGCACTTCCCACTTGCCGTAATATACTTGTAACAAATGGGTCAAAATTTGAATTTGGTCTTCCTGGATTTGTTTCCTTTGCTTTTTCTCCAGGATTAAGGGAAGCAATCATTCCAGGAGCAAGTTCAATAGTTGTTTCATCATTTGAATCAACCAATAAATCATTGTCCACTGCTTCAAGCTCTCCTACATCTGCTGCAGTTGAATTATCTACATCACTTTCTATAAAAATTGCATACATTCCACTTATTACAGCCGCCATAAGTTCGGCTTCAGTATAGTTTCCTAATTGTCTTAAATCTTCAATAACTGGAGCAAGTATTGGAATACCTCTGACCTGCTCAGGTCTTTCCGTAAACAGTAAGTGTATTATATTTCTCTGATTCTGACTTCCGTATACATTTATCAGTTTTTCTGTAACCCCACCAGTTGCATCCAAAGGATGTTCAGAGGAAATATAATAACCTTCTATCCTTCCGTTTTTATCTATTTTTACTCCTTCAACTACGCTTTTATCAGATAACATGCTGTTTGGAGTATAAATTCTATCCGGTTCCAGTATTTCAAGCTTTAAACTGTATGGATTTTTTGGAGTTTCAAAATAATTCAGTTTAATAAAACATTCTCCATTCATGAGTACAGTTAAAAACACCAAATCCTGCAACTGATAAAAATTCATAGTTCCTAAATTGTCAATTTTATCTTTTGACCATAATCTAAATTCCTTTTCAATCAGATTTTCTATTTTTTCAGCTTCTTCTTCACTAATTCCAATTATTTCTGAATCAATATCACTTTTTAATTTTAATCCGCTTCCAATGACATTAGTATTAATAGTCTTTAACGCTCCTGTGGCAACAGATACTCCCATATATAAATCCCGTGACCGTTCGACCAGTTTTTTTCGATTTTTATATATATCCTTTTTTACTCCCCCACCTGTACTTTGCCAGCCAACCATTGATTTTTTAGTTGTAGAGGCCCCGTGATTGGAATATCCGGTATTAAGAATTTCAAGTTTTTTTCTTGCTTCATATCTCTTAAGACCTTTTTGAGGATCTATGGCCATTATCATTTTGTCAATAAAATTCATAAATATCCTCCTTCCTTATCATAAATTTCTCGGTACTCCTCTTCTAACTCTTCTACTTCCTCTGCTATCTAAGTTTTGAAGTTCACTTTCCCAGTAAGCCCTTCCTTTTCTTATTTCATCAATACTCATTCTTGTAAGCTCACGTGTTCCAATCTTATAGCTTTTCCCAGTCAGTACGGCACGTTCAGCTTTTATGTATTCGTTGAGCATTTCAAGTATATGTTCCCTTGTATGAGTTGATTTTCCCATCTATCATATTCCTTTCGATAATATTTTTCTTTTTTTAACTACCTTGACCGGTTTAGTCGCATCCACTGTATATTTTTTATTAAGATTAGGATTAGCAATTTTCAGTGCAGCCAAATTGTAGTTTCGCAGATCCAGTGGTTCATTTCTTCTACCACTTATCAATTTATATTCTGATTTTTTTACACCTTTTTTTATTACATTGACTCTTTTCTCACTTGTCAGTCCTTTAAAATATGTTTCATCATAACCAGTTCCTTCATCAAGTGGAAAATGGCAGTATTTAGCTCCTACTTTTTCTATCTGAAGCCTTGAAAAAATAGTATCTTTTCCACTGTCTACTCCGACAGAAAATAATGCAATTCTTCCTTTATTATTCCTGCTCGGCTTTGAAACTATCTCACGTTCACCTGCAACACCTTTTATCGCAAAAATTCTTCTGAATTCCCGCGTTTTGACAAAAGCATAAACAGTATCTGTCATATGCCCACTGTCAATACATGCACATAGTATCTTTATTTTCTCACCATTTGAATATGAATACTCCTTATCCAGTATGTCATCCAGTTCATTCCAGACAAAATCTTCTGCTGGATTTCCAAAAATTACTCCGTATTTAATTCCATAACATTCTTCATCTGGACCCCATCCAACAATTTCATATTCAAGACGATTATCCTGTACATCCACTCCACAAGTAAGTACATTGACATTTTCAGGAACTTCACAATAATAGAATTCACTTCGGTTCATTATTTTTTCCCATTCCAGTACTTCCTGTTTTTCTTCAAATGTTTCAGCAAGTACAGTATTAGTAAAGACTTTCATTGATTCAAGGTCACCTTTTGACCTTAGGAACATTTCCTTCATTCCTTCCCATCGCGTCCATGAACTGTAAAATTCATTTAAGTGAAAGCTTCTTATTTTTGAATTGACATTTCCATTTTCATCTACCAGTTCAGTATTCTCAACAAGCCATTCTCCATGTATCCTGTTTTTCTTCCATGAAATTTCATCAGATATTTCTCCGCAGTCTGTACATTTGATTCCATTTGTCTCAAAATCAAAGTTTCTCCATTCAAATTTCTGATAAGATCCGCAGCAGGGGCAAGGTACATAAAAACTTTCCTTAGTTCCCTGGCTAAAAAGGTCATCAATTTTACTTTCTCCTTTAATTGTTGGGGTAGAAACTACAACTATTTTCTTACTTCCTTCAAAGTTTTTTGTTCTCTGCTTTGCAAGTTCAAATGGATCTCCTTCTGTTCCTGCACCTTTTTCAAATCTGTCAATCTCATCTACCAGTATTATCCTAATTGGTCTGCTGGCAAGTTCACTCGGACTTCCAGAACCTGTAAATACTACATATCCTCCTGTAAATTCCTTAATTTTTTTTGTATCTCTTCCTTCTTCACCATCAAGTATTTTATTTTTAAGTCTTGGAACAGTTCTTACCATATCCATAAATCTTGTGCTTGCAAATTCCTGTGCCAGTTCCTTAGTAGGCATAAGATACATTATAGGAGCAGGGTCATAATCAATATAATATCCCAAAGTATTTAATGCTATTTCAGTTTTCCCAACCTGTGAACCCATTTTTAATACGACCATTTCAGTCTTTTTATCAGATATTGCCTGCATTATTCCACGCTGATATGGAGCCCTGTCGGTACTCCATTTTCCAGGTTCACTGCTTGACTTTGAACTCAGTATTCTGTACCTATCCGCCCACTGATCTATGCTCAGTTTGGGTGGTGGAGCCATTTCTTTTAATATTTCAGAAAATAAGTCCACTGTCTTCTGTTTTACATCAAGCCTAATCTTCTTCATCATCGTTTCTCACATATTCCTTGTTCTTCAAAAATTTTGACCTGTCATATTCAGCAAGTTCAGTCAGAACTAAATTAACATTATCAGATATTATTTCTTGAAGTTCTCCCAGATTATCAATTCCAATAACAAGTGGAGCCAATTTATATGGTAGTGACCTCAACTGTCCTTTGAATCCGCCAATAACATTATTCATTACCTTTTTAACATCATCTGCTTCATGAAGATCACCTTCCAGTATTTTTATTTTTATATTTTCTTTCCTGTCTCGTGTCTTCAGATAATCAATTTCATTCTTCAGTTTTTCTTCCTGAAGCTGCTGAGGAGTGCCTTCAAGTTCACGCAGATAATCAATATAGCTTCTGACTGATTTATAGAATAAATATTTACCCTTGTCGTTTTTTTTAATTACACCATCTTTAGTCAATCTTTGAATTTGTCTTTCACTTATTCCTAATATTTCTGCCAGTTCCCTGATTTTTATAGTTTCATCAAAATCCAGCTTATTAATCATCTTTACACCCCCTATTCCGACACGACATGGTTATGAAATTTTATAAAAAATTTGTATTTCCCGGGCTCTCGCCAGACCCTCGGTTTTTTTTTATTAATCCAAAGTACCTTTTAAATTAAAATTTTATTTAATTTTTATCTTAATTTTCTTTTTTTTGAATACTCAAAAATCTCATCAGTTGCAGTCTCATTTTTTTGTCCCAAAATCCATTGTAATGAATTAAGTTCTCCTCTTAATTCATACCATTCTTCCTCGCCGATGCTATACTCTATCCCATGATCTTCTAGCATTTTTTTAATTATTCTTATTCTTCTTGTAATTTCTTTTCGTTTTTTCATGCCCAATACCTCTTTCATTATAATTTTTTCTTACTAGCCTTATAAGCCTTCTTACATCTCTCCAGTCTCAGCTCTGCAATCATAAGTTTTAAATTATTACTGCGTTCATCAATACTCTTTTCTATTGCCTCTATCTCTTTTGATAGCTTTTCAAGATTATTAAATTTTCTTTGTTCATTATCCAGATTCATGTTGAATATATCCTTGCTTACTGATTTCAGTAAAGCTATCAGAACATTCAGCAATATCACAAAGAATACAACAAAGAAAAAGGCCCATGTGAAGGCTGATATTATAATATCTGTTATGGTCATATCAATCACTTATCCTCATTTAATATAATATTATTAATTTGAGATTAAAATGTTAAAAAAATAAAAAGAGCCGTCAATTTCGACTGCTCTCTGCTTTCTAATGGCAATCTTATTAACGGCTCACTTCATTTAGTTTTTGCTCTAATATTTAATTGTTATATTTTTTTTACTTTATAAGTCTTATCTATTATTTTATTTTTTCTAATATGTACTACTACATCAACACTTCCAAACTTTTTCCTAGCTTTTTGTACATCTATAATAAGACTTTGAATTTCTTTATCTTTTTTCAATAATTCATGCATTTCTTTTAATTGCACTTTTACCTCCTGATTATAACTTATTTCATTTATATTTTCAAGTATTTTTTTTATTATTTCAAATCAATAATCGGAGTTCCATTTCCTTGATATTGCGGAAGTTTTCCATCCCATTTCTCAATATACATTTTTCTAAGTACATTGTCCGTTAAACTTTCTGTCAACACACTATTAGCTTTCGCTTCTAACTCCTTTACTCTCAAATTATTTTCAGCATTTTTAAGATTCTGTTGATTCTTAACCTCTTGTGCTCGTGCATTTTGTTCAGCTACTTTTTTTGCTTCAATAGCTTTTTCAAATTCATCTGAAAAATCATGATTGACTATTGAAACTTTTACTACTTCAATTCCAAAAGGCATTAGATCTTCCCGCAAATTTTTATAAATATCTTGTCCTAATTGCTGCCTTTTCGCCACCAATTCCTCTATTGTATAATTACTTGTTGTTGCTTGAATCACTTCAGCCATTCTAGGATTAACTAATCTATTTCCATACTCATCTTTAAATCTTTTAAATATTTCCATAGCGTTTATTACTCTATACTGAACCGATACTTCTGTTTCTACTGTCTGTATATCCTCTGAAGAAACCATATATTTTCCAGTAAGTATTCTATCTCTTGTTTCAATTTTTGTTACTGATTCTATAAAAGGAAGTTTAAAATTTATTCCTTCCTTAGCAACTCTTGATACTTTTCCAAATTTTGTGATTATTCCAATTTCTCCAGTTTTTACTGTATATGTACTTGCTATTAAAATTATTAATAATCCTAATCCTGTTATCCCAAGTCCTATTAATCTTACAATTGATTTTAATGTTAAACTTCCATATTCATTTTTTTCTAAAAATTTCATTTATATCATCTCCTATTTTTTATTTATATAATTTTTATAATATCTGCACTTTCTTCTCTCTTTTCTAAGCTTAGCTTTCTTTTTGTTATGTTCCCGAAACGATTGTTTCATGATTTCCGTCAGATCTATTATTATTTCTTTTTCATCAGTTTTCTTTTTTCTGAAAGAATAAATAATATCGTATATAGATCCTGCTATATACCAGATTACAAATATAACGAAAAATATCATTATAATTATTTTCATATTTCACCTCCCAAAAATTATTTCAAATCCAGCAAAAAGAAAGGAGGCCCTTTCTTCTTACTTCTTTTTTCGTTTCTATGCACTCGTGTCATCTTCAACAGATACTGCAACTTCAAATATTCTGTCTCTAACCTTTTTAAATTTAGTTATAAGAGTTCTTATATACATTCTATTATTTTTATCTATTTTAATCTTATCAGAATCTATACACTCTCTTATAACTTCGTAGCAGGCTATTATCCTGAATGCTAATTCAAATGCTTCAGTAATTTCCTTGTATGGATTTTTTATATATTTCCCAAACTTTACTATTAAATCCTTGTAATGTAGAGCCTGTGTCAGTTCAAAAACTTTTACCACTTTCTCCGTTTTTAAAGCCTCTTTGTCTTCTATTCTGAATAATCTTTCTAAAGCACCATCAGTCCTATTGATTATTTCAGTCCATTCAGGAAATCCATAACTCAATAATTCATGATTTATATGCTTAACTTTTCCATTTTCAAGCTGTCTTTTTATTTTAAATTCCAGCATAAACACCTTCATGACTGTATGTAATGCATAATTTAAAATATAATAGCTGTAATTTTCTTCAACTGTTTCTCCTATTTTCTTTTTCTCCTCAGAAGTTAATTTTACTTTTTTAATCTTCAATTTTCTGGCCACATTATTTCCTCCATTCTTAAAATAATTTTAGCTATTCATCATTTATCATCTTACTTGCACCTCATTAAATAAGTCGTTTCCAATCCGTTTTTTTGCCATCTCAATAAATCTTTCATTCAATTCAATTCCTATACCATTTCTATTTAATCTCTTTGCAACTTTTAAAGTTGTTCCACTTCCTAAAAATGGATCTAATACAATTCCGTTTTCAGGACATCCTGCTAATATGCAACGTTTTACCAGCTCTTCTGGAAAGGTTGAAAAATGAGATTCTTTTATTCCAATAGTTCCAATATTCCATACTGTTCGCATATTTCTTCCCTTTTCACTTACAACCGCAAGCCAGTCTTTTTTTACATCTCTCATTCTGCTTCTAGGTTTATATTTTAGATGTTCTTGTTCTAGATATCTATGACTATCAGGTATTATTCCGTTTTTAAATGCTTTAAGGGTCCGTTCTGCATATGGTTCATACTGCTTTTCAAAGTAGTATTTTCCATTTTTCACGAAGAAAAATACCTCTTCATAATCATTCGTAAATCTGTCTTTTACAGATTCAGGAAGTATATTTGATTTATGCCAGATTATTTTATTTCTTAATATCCAGCCTCTTTTTATCATCTCAAGCATGAACATTGCAGGAATTCCTACCAACGATTTTTTTCTTGCAATGCATTTTTCCTTTTTTAACATCGTATCTGGTCTATCACCTCTATAAAAACCTCGCCTTCCTGTTGTACTTATTGAATTGCTGTTACTGTAACTATCCCCTAAATTTACAAATAACGTTCCTGTATCTTTTAATATTTCCCAGCAACTGTCAAAAAAGTTGCATAAAGTATTTATAAATTCTTCAGGAGTTTCTTCAAGGCCCAGCTGTTTTTCATTTTCATAATCTCTTAATCGCCAATAAGGCGGAGATGTCACTATGCAGTCTATGCTTTTATCTTTTAGCAATTTTATTTTTTCAAGTGCATCTCCATGTAATATTTCAATCATCTTTTTCCTCACTTTTTAATAATTCTTCATTTTCATAGATGTTCCCAACAACTTCAAAGTAATTGTTAGCTGTTATTCTGTAAAGTGGGATTTCATTTCCGTATATATCTTTTAATCCAAAACTTGCTTCAGTCTCAATGAATTTCACAGGACTTACATGTTTTAATCTTCTATCATAAAGAAATTTATATTTTAAAATATCTCCCTCATAAATCTCTTTTCCATTCTTATTCCTCCTCTTTTTCTTCAAGCCAGTTCAAAAAATTGAATTGACCTCTTAAATAATGCCACGCTTTGCTATTTATTTCAGTGTATTTTATCTTTTTTTCAAGTTCATATCTTTTCTCTTTTAGCTCATCCTTTGTTCTCATTTTATTTCTACCTGTTCTAAAATTCGTTTTTTTATATTGTTTATTGCATTCTTTTAATCATTTCTTCAAACACTTAGTTCTTTTTCTTGCTTTTTGAGTTTGCATCTTATAATATCTTCTTTTCTTCTTTTGTATATTCCTTTTTTCTTTTCTATTTTTCTAATCCTGCTTTGTGCGCTCATTATTTACTCCTTTTTCCTTAAAGGCCCTAAAATGCCCAGGATAAACTTTTTTTAGTTCCTTTACCTCTTCTGCAGTTTTTATTTCAAATGGCTCAACATAGATTTCCCTAAGCTTTGCCATCAGTTTTTGCCTTCCTCCTCCTACTCCGTGATCCACTCCAATATGCCATTCAGTTGACAGCGGAAGATATGAATTGCCTATTCCTTCATCAAACCTATATCCTCCTAAAGCTCCAGCTGATTTTGAAATATGTGCCAACTGGGCATTTGGCTTTCCAGTTATTACACATATCTTTTTTTTTAGCATCCAATAAACCCATTTCCGGTTATTCTGCTTTTTGTAAAGCTCATGGATCTGATTCCACATCGGGATTTCCTTATCCATGAAGTAGTCAAATAAGAAATTTGTAAACTCTACAGCTTCCTGATTTGTTACTAATTTCAAAGCAAGACTAAAAGTTCCTTCGAGCTTTATCAGTAAAAGCTGCATTTCTTCAATTATAAATTTCATAAGGCTATCCAGGATTATTTTTGCCTTGTTTCTGTTCGTATATTTCTTTTCAAGAACCTCTATTATCTTTTTTTCCAGCTTTTCATTCAAATTTCTGAAAGGCTCGTAGTTTTCTAAGCTCTTTCCACTTGACCGTATATATAACTTTTTTAATTTTTCCTTGGCCTGAAATCTGAAATAATCTGAAATTCTCGGTTTCTCCTTACTGGATAAATTGTTTATATCTTTATTTGCTAAATGATATGCAAAACAATCAATGAACCAGTATATAAGTTCCTGATTATCTCTACTCATCATTTTTACAGACATCAGTAAGGCCCCCTTATATTCCTAAAAGCTTTTTCCAAAATGGTTTTTTCTTTTCTTTATATTTCTCCATTTCTTTTGCCTTTTCAAACCATACAAAATTTCTTTCAGATATCAAAAACTCATTTTTTCTCTGTAGAAAATCAATGACACCTTCCAAAATTTCAATAATTTCTTTTTTTTGCTTTCTATTAACCAGTTTTATCTCACTGTTTAATAATTCATTTACTCCCTTGATATTTATGAGATTATACTGATTTCCATTTACTCCATTCAATGGAAATTTTAGTATATTTTCTTTGCTGACTTTTTTATTTACAACATTTTTGGTACTTTTATAGCCAAACAAATCTGCAACATCTTTGGCTAATAAGTAAACCTCATAGTTATATATTTTACCCCTTATTACTTTTCCTTTGCATTCAACACTTTCTAAAAATTCTAAGCTCATTCTTTTTCCTCCATAATTTCTATTTTTGATAATATCTCTAAAACTTTTTTCAGTTCCGGATTTCTAAAACCATAGCTCAGATAATCAACTGGATTTCGGTAATGATGTCTGTTCGCCGCTATGTGTTCCTTGCAGGCCCTCTCAGTTAAAAAGGCATTTAAATATACATGTTCATAGTCTCCTGGGTAACATTTTAAATCTAATGTTTCGTTATTTAGATTTTCTACAGTCAATGAAGTGATTTCCTCTATTTCTTTTGAAGATTCTCCATCATAACTTAAAATCAGGTCATTTTTTAATTCTTCTACTCCTTCCTGATCATTTGTATACACCCCAAAATCTTCTCCGTCTATAACAGCTGCAAAATAGTTCCCATATCCATCACATGATGCAACAAATCTATCATGCTGTATCTGATAAAATCTTGGATTTGCAGTCATTCTGTTATCTTGTGTATTCAATTCATGTTTCAGTTCTTTCAGAAACTTTACATCTTCTGCTGTTAAATTATTTATTTTCAATTTCTATCAGCTCCTCTATTTCAGACTTAGATTTTATTATTTCTTCAACATTTGTAACTCGAAAAAAATCCGGCTCATATCCAAATTCTTTCTGAAATTCCGCTATTATCCTATCTAGTCTTTCATTAAGTATTTTTTTATGTTCTATGCTTAATGCCATGAAGTCCTCTGCATATTCTCCTGCAAAATCCTGTGCATCATAACTGAGTGTATCGGCTACATAATCACCTAGCATCATATTTTTGTATTCAACTGTCTCAGCTATCCAAATTTTCTCTTCAAGTTTTAGATTCTTATTTTTTTCAAAATATAAAGTTTCAAAAGCTTCTTTTATAGTTTCTTCCTTATTATCAGAGACTGTAAAATATCTTTCTTTATTTAGCGAATAACAATATTTTTCCATAATTTATTCCTCCTTTTTTAAAGTCATCAGATCTTCAATGCTCACATTGTCTATACAATGCTTTAATCTGTTTTCGGGTACCATTCTGCTTCCCTGGTTGTATCCGCTTACTGATCCACCATTTCTCTTCATGAAATTACTTAATTCTTCTTCAGATGCAGTTTTAATTTCATGAAGATTTCCGTTTTCATCCCATACTTGCCGATAATATAATCTGACCTTTGCCATCAATACCACTTCTCAATTTCTTCCTTGTACATGCCAATTCTTCTATCTTCCCAGTCAAATTTATAATATTTGCATTTGCACTGCAATCTTGACAGTAGCTTATTACTTCCAAGGATTTTAAGAAATTCTTCCATCTGCTTGTCAGTAAGATTTGTATTTATTATTACTGACTTCTTTTCTCTGAAAATAAAGTCAATTACGAAATATAAGTTCTGTTTTCCCCAGTCCTTGATTGATTCATTTCCTAAATCCTCGATTATAATCAGTTCCGCATTTTCTAATCGTTCACGCAGAAATGAAGTTGCGGTTTTCTCTCCAAATGTCTCAATTATTTCATCAAATAAAGTCATTATGCTTGTTTTATACACAATGAAATCATCTTTCAGTCTGTTATAAATGCAGTTAGTATAATGACTTTTTCCAGCTCCTACTTCTCCGCTTATGTAAATTCCAAGGCCCTCATGTTTAAAATTTACAAAATTTTCACAGAATCTTTCAAATGATTTTTTATATGCCTTTTCTGTCTTACTCTTTGCATATGAATTTTCAAAGTTGCATTCATAATCATCATCACACATCATTTTTTCAGATAGTTTTTTATATTTTGCTATTGTTTCTTTTCTCCACAAACCACTGATATCGACAGTTTCAACAAAATTAATTCCAGTTTTTTCCGTCGTTTGTTCTGTCCGTTTTTTGATTATGTTTGTCATTCTTTGATTGATAAGATTTTTTATATCCGTTACTTTCGTTTCCATCATTTACCTCTTTCAGTGGATATATATCCTGCCAGTTATTTAATATTGACTGCTCAAGAATCTTTATAGCAAGATCTTCATTATTTTCATCAGTCAATTTTTTAAGCTTGTTAAGTAATATCTTTTCAGCTCGTTCTGTCATAGGCTTTTTTATGTTTTTTCTCATGTTCTTAAAGTCAGAATATGTTTCCAAAAATTTTTCGCCCTTATATATATATTCTTTTATTACTATAATTCTTTTATTATTAGTATTCTTTCTTTTATATAGGGACGGATTATCCAACTTTGGGTTTCCCAACTTTGGGTTTTCCGTCTCAGGCTTTTCCAAAGACGGATTTTCCTGTTTTGGCTTTTCTAAATAATCCCTTATGTTATTCTGCTGATTATCCTCAAAAATATAATATGTCAATGAACCATCACTGTTCTTTTGACGGCTTATATATTTATTTTCTACCAGCTCTTTAAGTCCATTCCTTACTGAATCTCGGCCATCGGTGGAATTTTTAGCAATTTCAACACTTTTATATTTCCAACCTGCTGGTCGAGATAACATATAGATCAATAATCCTTTTGCTTTCCATGACAGTTTTTCATCAAGAATGAGATTATTATGCACTGTCGTGAAATTTTCTTTTTTCTTTACAACTGTCTTCATTTCTACTCTCCTTCAAATTTTTTCAATATAAATCTATAAGTTCCTCCAATTCCGCCCAAAGATTGTTTAATCTCTCCAATGTTTTTCAGAATCCCTTCCAGTTTTTCATACTCTATCATAAGATCCGCAACATTTTCTGAAATTGAATTATCCATTCTTTTTAACATATCCCAGAATTTAATTTTGTCCGCCGGAATCAAAATTGTACTTCCATAATTTTTATTATTGTCTATTTCTTTTTCCATCTCATGGAATCTGTTAATATATAATGCTGTAAATATGCTCCCTTTTCTTCCTGTAAGTTTATGTGCCAAAAATTCACAGCCTTTTCTTGTTATCCTGTAGTTATTTCTTTTTTCTCCCTTACTATCTACGTACTGACTTTTCTGGAAATATTCAACCAAGTTAATTTTGCTTCCGTTAAAATATCCTGTGTATCTTGTAATATCTTTCAGTAAATTTGAGTGTTCCTTTTCTAACATCTTAGCTACTTCCCTGCTGTCTAGTGTTATCTTGTTCTCTAAAATTTTCTTATTGTCCATTATATCCTCCTAAAAATAAAAATAACTTCCACAAAATAGGAAGTCATCAAAATTCAGGTATTAAAAAATACCACAAATCCTATTCTGTGTTTGCAATTTATAGGAATTTGTAGTACAATAACAATTGCTTAGGTTGTGGTCTTGTACTACAACACTCCCTTTTTCGTAAGATTAGGGGAGTTTTTTTATTTCTTTTTTATAATTATAGAATTATTTTTTTCGTCTAAAATAATTTCTACATTTCGGTCATCAGGAGTAATTCCAATTTTTTCTACCCATTTTTTAGGTAAAGTGATTCTATTTGAAATACCTCCATTTCCTGCTTTATAAAAAGAAATATTAACATCTCTTTTTTCCATGTTATTCCCTTTCTTACGTGTCTAATATTTTATATCATAATTAGACCCGTAAAGTCAACAAATTTTTATTACACTACAAATTCCTATAAATATGCAATTGTCATTGTCCTATTTTTAAAAGTTTACTTTACTGGTATTAGAAGAAAGTATATCAACATCAGATTTACTCACCTTCCAAAAATTCTTTTACAATCTCAGATGTTTCTTCATTTTTCAGCATTGCTACAAATATTTCCTTACAGATTTCTGCATCATATTCACTTCCGTGCCATCTATTTTCATCAAGTTCTATTCCATAAAATTTTGCAGTTTCATTTAATCTTGGCCATTTATATCTTCCAAATTTCCCTGGAATTTTTAAAATGTCAATATTGCTTTCTTTTGTACAAAACTGATTTTTTAATTCAAACGGAATAAATTTTCTGTCAAATGATATATTGTGTGCTACAAAATGATTTGTATCCTTACAAAAATCTACAAAATCTTTATCTTTTTCAAAATATTTTGAATATTTTATACCTGATTCTACTCTACGCCTTAGAATTTCCTCGTCTGTAAGTCCATTTACAGCAACAGCTTCTGCATTTATTTTCTCGTCTTCATTTCTGAAATAAAATCTGTTAAACCTTTCAACTTCTTTATAAGAGTTTAATTTTAAATCAACATAAATTTTTATTGCCGAGATTGACAAAACGGAACAGTTTTCCAGCCCGTTTGTCTCAGTGTCAAATATTATTACTTTCATTCCCCCGCACCTCCTAAAAGGGAAAGTCAGCATCATCATTTATGCTGTTCTGTGATTTCATATATTGTTTTATGACCGCTGTTCCTCTTTCCTGTTCCTTCTTTTCTCTTAACTTATTTTCTAAAAGAAAATTTTTCTCCCATATTTCGTATGTCTGCGGAATTTCTATTTTATCTATGATTTCCTGTGTAGTTTTTTTGCTCTTTGAATGATAAAAACCTCTTATCTGATATTCATTGAAATAATTTATTTCTCCTGTAATTTCATCTATTACTTCATTTACTCCCTGATATGATAGAAATACTCCAACTGTACGATTTTCAATCATTGGGAATATTTCTTTTCCTTCTTCGTCCAGTTCCGTTTTTAAATTCTCATGTTTAATTTTTAATAAGTACACTAACTGATTTATATGTTTACTGTTAAATATCTGTTCAACTCCTTTTTTATTTTTGTAGAACAAAGGTATTCGGGCTGTCCTATCTTCCTTTAAAGCCCTAAATGTCAGTATTAACGCTTCAGATTTGTTGACATCTGATTTGAATAGTTCTGCTCTTTCTATTTTACATTCATAGCAAGCGCTTTCTTTAATACTCGATCCTGGAAGATTTTTTTCCTTTAACTGTTTTTCATCATAAGTCCACATTTATTTTTGCCTCCTGTTTTTCCAAGCTATAAAATTTTTGTATTTTATAAATTCAACATCCCATAAAGATATTTTATTTTTGTCTATTATTATAAAAGGATATTTAATTTCAAAATTTTTAACATTAATATACTCAACTAAACCATATCCATAATCTAATATTATTCTTTTCATTTTTCTCCTTCTATGGTATAATTAGTTGTATTTGTTTTTAGTCGTTGTTGACTGCAACGGCTTTTTTATTTTCTGTTTTCATGTTTATTCTCCCGTACAGTCATTGAATTCAGCTAATACATATCCATATTTGAATATCATGTTAATAGCACTTTCGATATTATCAAAAGTTTCAAAATGTTCTTTTGCCATTTTCTTTGTAAATCTAATTTCAGGCAAGAAGTCATGTGAACCATCACTCTGTATATAGTAGACTTGATACATAGTCTCCTGCTGATCGTTTATTATTTTGTCTATTAATGCCTTCTTCATCTAATCCCACTCACTTTCTTTAAAGTACATGTATGTAACAGCCCCTAGTATTACCCACAGAACAAGGACTACTACTTTAACTACAATATCGTCAGCAAATGCTCTCGTTTGATTCAGCACTAATGCAACAATAAACATTCCATACCACACAAGTGCTTTTTTAGTTTTAGTTGTCATTTTCTACCCCTCCTTTTATATAACAATCATGTACTTTATCTAAATTTTGTCTTACAGCTTTTTTGATTAAGAATTCTAATTCTGACTGAGTATCTGCTTTTTTTAGAAAATTTGTTATAGTTTTTTCAGGGTGTATTATGTATCTTCCGTTTAAATTTACTATGTATCTTGATTGAGCATGCACTTTAACAACCCCGTTACTTTTCCAGATATTAATGTAATCTTCCCAGTGTGAGTATGTATCTTCTGTTATTTCTTCAATTTCAAGATCATATCCTTCAGAAATACTTTCCAGTTTTAAAGCACTTAAAATTTTCATGGCTCTTTCAGGTCTTACCCTTTCTTTAGTTCTCATTTTCTCCTCCTATTTTACATTTATTCTTTTATTCCGTTGTTTTTTAAATATTGAAACATCTCATTTTCAGTTTCAAATATTTCTGATGCATCTTCATCATCTTCGTCATACCATTCGATAAAATATTTACCGAATTTTATGCTTTTCCCCCAGTCTTTTAAAAGACATTCTTTATTATGAATGTACTTATAATCTTTAGCCATTTCTCTCTCCTTTCTATTTTTATTGTCCTGCTTCTTCAATTTTATTTTTGACTATATCCATTGCTATATTATTAGCTAACGAATGAATAAGACTTGTGACATCATCTCCATTGACAATTATCACAGGGAAATTACCATATTTCATATAATGCTCCACTGCTGCCCTTGGTATATGGTAATCCCAACCACCATTTGGCCTCAGCGGGCTAGGTGGAACCGTCTGTATTGCTGTTCCAAATTTATAGCCTTCCCTCTGCAGTCCAATTCTAACAGCGGATATTGACTTTTCAATATATTCAGAACATTCTTTTACAGTTAGAGTATTTTTCATCTTTATCACTCTTTCCTATTACTAGTTTTTGATTTAACTTTCTTTCAAGGTATAATAATGTTGCCACACATCTTATACGAAAGAAGGTATTTAAATTGAAACTTAAAGTAGTTCTTGTATCTCCATATAGTGATTTTAAAGCTCTTCAAATAAGATCTGGTGAATATCTTATACTGGAAACGTCTGAAGAACTAGAAATTGGAGATATAATTTCCATATCAGATACAGATATGGGACATGTTTCCTTTAATTATTTAGGTATGCTCTGCTATGGTACAAATCAAGATATTGTAAACAAAGCTGGACTTTCTAAATATTTTAAATAATTTGGTTATATACAAAGGTGTTCATCTTTATATAAAAATAAATTTAGTAAATTTGCACATCTTTGTATCATTTCAAAATCATTTTCATCTATTTTCACTATCAAAACTTCATGTATTTTATTGATTAATTTTTCTTCTGTTGTCTCATTTCTATATTTTGATGTTCTTGAAGCCGCCAAAATATTCATTACTCTTGTTATTTTTGTATAAGGAAAATTACAATCAGCAGTTTTTTCTTTATGATATTCTCCATCCAAGTATTTTTTTATTTCTTCATAACATTTTTCTATTAACTTTTTTTCGCTATTCATTTTCTATCACTCCTTTTTTTGTTTTCTCTTCCTTTCAAGGTATAAAAATGTTGCCACACATCATACGAAAGGAGGTGTTTTATTATGTTTGGAACTCTTGATTTTTTAAATTATATAGATCCAGTTGCTAGATATAATATAAAAACTACTACTGATTTATTCGAAATGTTTCTATTCATGATTCTGAAATTAAAGACAATTTTCTTTCTATTTATTTTCAGAACAAAAAAGTTTTTATAAATATCTATCAGATTGTCTATATTGTTCAAAGTAAGTAACTTTATTGAGAATTTGGAAACCATCTTTTTTTAGCTTCTTCCAAATTCTCGTCATTTTTCAGTTCATTATTTAATGAAAGTTTTTTATTTGAAATTGAAAAATATTCATCTACAATCATTTTTAATCTTTCCCAGTCTAAATATGTTAATGGTTCTAATTTTTTAATTTTTTCCTCTAATTCTTTCATATTTACTTCTTTCATTCTTTTCACCTCTTTTTCTTTTTTAAATTT